TTTCGATAGCGTTCTAGGCGATTTATAAAATCACAACAATAACCTACAACCTACCAATCTACTCTAATTCTATTATATTTATTTATAATACTACAAAGATACATCGGACACAACCATGTTACCTTTATACACAACAAATCGGACATTTGATGGAGTACCATCAAAGAAGAAGATAATACCGGATACAGACACAACTTCCATGAAGGTGTTTCACAGTTATCTCTCAAATGAGAGTTTTTCTGGTGGGCATCTTGCAAGGAATTTAGGAACGGGGGAGCATCTTTCAGATCCTCCCTCACACCCTCTACCACCCCAGTTTCCAACTCCCACCCCATACCCTGAGGAGGGACAGGTTACAACCCAGCACATGACCTCACACTTTCAGAATATCATACAGTTTCTTAAGGGGGATGGAATGGCATATGACATAGCACATACCGCTTCTCATTTTGTCCAACTCATAGCCCTTGCAAAGCGTGAGGAGAACTCACGACTTGACATCTTTAGTGGGTTTTGTTCAGGGGCTGCAATTATAGTTGGCTTTGCTAAGTACTTACCAACGAATGCAATTTACAATTATGTTAATGACATATTTGGATTCATACCAAATGTCTCACCGACTGAAATTTGGATGGGACAGTTCATCAATGACCATATGTTAGAAGCAAAAGAAATTAATACAGTTATCCGAGCGCTTTTTCGCGCTATAATTGGGGTCACTTCCATCTTTGGAGGAGCCAAATCGATTGATAAGTTGGCAAAGAATATTGTATCAACAAAAACAATAATGACATCTTTTGAAGAAGCTTCTAACTACATTTTTGAAGAAATTCTCAATCTCCCAGTAAATGATGATAGAGAGGTACTTGACACTCTCCAAAAACAACTTTCTCGCTTGACTTATTTTTATAAAGGCTCCAGACAGGATTTCTTATTAGATTCAACTTTTTGCCCTAGGATGGCTCGTTGCATAGACGATACTCAGAAAATGTTGGGATCCCTCCGACTCTCAGGTAAGACCAATGCAAGTGCCCCATTTAATTCATTAAAAGCCCAACTTACATCAATGGTCACTAAGTCTCTTGACAAATTCAATGAATTTAAAGACTCATTGCAGGGGCGTATAAGACAAGAACCAATTTGCTTTATGCTAGCAGGACCACGGGCTATCGGGAAAACAGAACTTTCTACATATATTAGCCATCGTATTGCAGATCATTATGGATGGGACAAGCACATTTACAGTCTCAGTGTCAATGAAGGGTTCTATGAGCCATATGCTGGAACACCTCTCGGTGAATATCAGGACATATTCAATGTGCGAAAACCAGATCAGTTCATTAAAGACTTTACAAAAATTTTTGGAATTAATCATTATAACTTTGAAGGTGCTATGCCTCCACATAAAACACAACCATGTGAATTGAAATGTGTTGGAATGACCACAAATGTTGCTAACTATGCCCACAATCTCCAACCAGAATTTGATGTCGAAGGGATTGAAGCCATAGCATCACGTATCCTGAGATTCGAGGTGCGTGATCCTATTGTAGAAGCTCATCCTAATCCTCGTGCTGTGCAATTCCATCATCGGCGACCAGATTATTCCCATCTTGAAATAACTCAGAGAGATGCTGAAGGTAATATACAACATTTTGATGTAAATCAGCTTATAAACTTCCTTATCGAACAAATAGATGCAAGGCGTCTACGATATATGGCTAGAATAGCCGATGACCTCAATCCAAATGCACGAGAAGACCATATGTTTATTCGTCTTCAGGGACCACCAGGAACAGGGAAGACTCACTTCGCAACTCAGTTTATTGAGAGAATGAATAAAGTATATCGAGGATCAATGGGCGACAAGTTACCAATTGTACTTGTAGATGATTATGACGTACATTACCAAGATCTTTTACAGTATGTACAATACATTCAGTCATTTAAGAAACCAACATGTTTCGTGCTTACATCCAACCAAGTTTATTTACAAGATCGTTCAACACTTTCTTATCTTGCTAAACATGTTACTGGAACAGAACTTGGCAAGAAATTTCATGTTACTCTACCCCACGATTCACTGATGAGGAGAATTGGACTTTTTGGAGTTGTTAAAAATCAGACTACAGGAAATACAATTACTAATGATATACTTAATTCGACAACGGTAACTTTTAAAAACATAACTGAAATAGACATAAATGGAGAGTTGTCTTCAATCACATCACTCTATGAGAATTTAGCCGCCAGGTTCCTTGAGTTCCGAACACGGAATAAGGATGTCACCATTAAGGCCAATATCTATGAGGGAACCAGAGTTAATTTTGATTTGACCATTACATCAACCACATTTGATCAACTCATGAGAGATTGTACTCGTGAAAATGTGATATCAACTGGCTTAGGTAGGAACATCACCAAGTTACATCCAAGTAAAGAGTTTGTTCACTTGATGGGTTTACGCTACAATCTTGAGGACTTTTTCTTTAACCCAGAATCCCAGATTGCAGATATTGCAACACTACTTATCACTAATGCTACTAAAATAAAGTATAATTTTACAATGAAGATTCAACTCTCTGCTACAAATATTGTATTTGAGGATGGTGTTTTGTACTACCCCAATTATATTCCAGAACAGGTAGTCACAACATCCTTCACAGATGCCAATATTATTATTGATACACACGTAATATCACACCAAGAAGCAGTCAGGTTCTACATATTTGGGGAAATACCTAGGTTACCAGTCCTACTTCAAGAACCTCTCCACAATTATATAGGTCAGTTATTGGAAACGAACCAATGTGAACCACTTACACAGCTTTATTTTTCTACCTTACAGAGGGGTATATCTCCTGTACGAGTTTTCTACGAATCTGTTGTATGTTGGATAAAAGATCATCCATTTCTCACATTTGGTGCGACATTACTGATAGCTGCAGGAATAACAACTGGAATTGCTTTGAAAGAGCCATCTATTCAACAACTTATGGAAGAATGGCGATTGAGCAAACGACAAGATATGCAACCAAATACAAGAGATGGCCAAAATAAGCAAAATAAGACCATGAGGAAAGCCAATCAAGCACGACGTGCTATTGTCAGGAAAATGGACAGATTGGATCCCTATGCAAGCAAAGAACAGGCCGAACGATATAGGGAGTATGAAGATCAACTACGTGAACTTTCGGGAGGATCTTACTACATGAACTCAATGACAAAAGATCAGTGGGATATTGTTCAAAAACTTTTGATTGACTGTGGGGAAAGTAACATCCTAGAAAAGATCCGTGCAAAAGTACAAATTCTACCTAATATGCTAAGAACTACACCATTAATTGATCCAAGAACAATTATTGACCCACTACCAGAAGTCCTACGGAAAAATTATTATATAATAACTACTCACAGAGGAATTTCTCATGCCCTCATTTTAAAATTAAATATCGGGATATGTGTTGCTCATGCATTTGATGCAGTAGGTGACATTGCAACAATAACAGATGATTCAGGTCAGTATACTGTGCGATGCATTGATCGCCAGTTTAATCGTGAGATAGCTTTATTTCAGGTAACAACTCCAGGATTTTTGAAGACAGACATAACACATCACATTGCGACAAAAGAGGAAATAGAACAAGCCACCACTGCATATTACATGCGCTTAGGTGCTACTGATATGATAGCCTCAGGTATATTAAATTATACACCCAATCGCGAATCTACTTATATTGGTGGAATTCCAGGACCCAATTTGGATACAATTGAGTTTATAAATACAGCAATTGCCGATAGTGGAATTATTTATGGAAAAGGGGATTGTGGATTTCCCTTAATCATTAAGACAGGAGATAAAACACCTAAGATAGCAGGCATCCACCATGCTTACTCACCAGGCTATGGAATGGGAAAATTTTCCACTATATTTCATTTCAAGGATTATAAACCAAATTCGTTGGATCAGCCTGCACTAAATCATTATTTAAGAATCAAGGGGCCCTCTCATTTTGAAAATCCACCCATTGACATTATTGGATCAATTCCTTACTTTGATGCTTATATGCCACCTCGTACAAAGAAGCATTATCCAAGTTATAAATTGCAACTTGAAAATAAATGCTTTGATGATTTCTCCCCTGTAAATCTTGAAGAAATACCACCACACATCCAGGACAAGTTACCCAAACGAATTGATGGAACTCCTAGTATTCTGATGAAACAGGCTTTCAAGTATGGACAAAAAGTTAAAACTCACCATCATTATCACCAAGAGTGCTGGCAACAAGCACAAGCACTAGTCAATAGGGCTTACTTAGCACGGTATGGTCATAATAAAATCTTATCTGTAACAGAAGCTTTGAATCACCCTAGAGATGAAACAATTCGAGACTTTGTAAGACCTTTTGACAGAACAACATCAGCAGGACCTTCATACAAATTTTTGTTCCACCTCCTCGATAAGAAACGTTTAATTTCCGATGTGGGACAGTCAGGGAAACCTTATTACACTATTGATAAGTCTACGCCACATGGGCAATATGCGCTTGCAGCCCACCAGCAGCGCTATGATGATGCACTACAAAATATTCACCATCCCATGCTTGTTCAAGATTGTAAGAAAGTTGAACTTCTTCCCCAATCAAAAGTTTCTGAAGGGGAAGCTAGACTCTTCAATGTTATTGATTTTGACTACAATCTACTACAGAAAAGGATTTTTGCATATCATATGGCTCTCATCTCAAAGAATCGACATAAAGGATTTAGTCAAATAGGCTTTAATCCTTATATTGAATTCCACCACAACAACCAATATATGACATCAATAAAGGGTACACGACGGAAAACAGACTATAGCAGATTAGACAAAACACATGAAGTTGCAATGATAATGGCATATCATCGCTGTTATGCTCAAATCACTTTTGATGACAATTTGACATCTGAACAAATCACCAACCTTTACGAGGCCATGGGAAGATCGTATGCTGATCGATACCATTTGTGTGAGGATAGTATACATCATGGTACGGACGGGCATGTATCAGGTTCATGGATTACAGGTTCATTCAACTGCTACGCAGTTGAAGTTGCCACACTGTATACCATGTGCAGATACATGTGTGACAAGCATGGCCATTGTGACTTCCCTGATAATTATTACTATGATAATTTACGGGAACTCATTTATGGAGATGATAAAGACTCAATGTTTGGTGGAGAATTTGCAGAGATCACCTTTGAGCAGGAGAGGGATTACAATAAAGAATTGAATTACACTCTTAAAGATGCTGATAAAGATGAATCATTAACAGATGGCTCTTTTACATCTAGAGCTTACATCACGATCAACAATCTTACGCGTGGTGCTTTGAAACAATCAAGCATTAATCGCTATCTCTATTTCAAACCATCTGACCGAGTAAGGGAGCTTGTCTCCATCTTTGACACAGGTCTCCTTGAAGCCGCTATGTGGGGACCAAAATATTATGAGTCTTTTAAAAGAGATCTCATTAAGGTCATTAACACCCATCCCACAAGCCAGCAGATATATGCTCAACTACCAATCTACACCTACAAGGAAATGGAGAAAGAAATTGACGAATACATTCGCTTTGGTGTTCGTGATCGTTTAATGCCGATCAGGGCACAAGAGTTCGAAGAAAATACATTGAGTATACCTTCAAGGCGATCAAAATTTTTAAACCACCTTTTCAGGTTAACACAACAATTTTCATCAGAAAATCCACTTTTTATTCGGGATCAAGTTATTCCAAATATGGACACACAAATGATCAATACTCCAGTTCAGGTCGCTGGAAGTACTGAAGACCAAATAAATCCAGCCATACAGATGAACATAATACTCACTAGATATGGCAAAACAACAGACCTAACAACAAATGCATTCTTTGATCATGATGTCAGGAGATGGAGAATTGACGCCACCCTCAACCTAAGACAACTAAATAGATATCATGAGCATAATAATGAAGTAAAGGATAATTTATTCTTCTCAGCAACAGCAAACTCAACAAGGGAAGCTAAATATAAGATACTAACACAGATGCTTAAATATTTGGATGAAAACTATAATTTTCCACCACACCTTACTATTCAGGAACAAAAAGATAAGGTATTGTCTGACATAATGCAGAGCTTCCCTTATGAAATTAAAGAAGATGATGGAACATTCACGGCATGGGATGATACAATGTTTATCGATTCAGCTCCGGACAAATTATTACTTGTCTCCAAAGTATTGAGTGAAAAATTTCTTAGCACTGTAGAGAACGTACAACTCTCTAAGAGAGCTGAAGCCTATTTGACAAAAATACTTGAACAAAACGGGGAAATCAAAGCAATGAGTCATGGAAGATATTGCCTGAAACAAGGCGATAACTATCGAATGTTCTCACAAAGCCCCGAAGAGGTTAAATCAAAATTTCTTGATGAACTTCTACTCCTACAATATACTAAGGACATGGTCTTCCAACCCAATATGGAGGCACAAGCTGGGAGTGTCACACAGAATCCCTTGAATGCTATGGCTGCCACGGCACCCATGGCTCCCCAATATTCTAGTGGCACATCCCAGATAACATCAGTCATTCCTACGGGAGATGGTGCCCAACCAGTAGGACCTCCACCAGTAAATCCTACACCGTTCGATCCAGCTGCATCTACTCAAGTTCCTGAATCAAGTATGGCAATGCTCAATCCATTCGGTCCAACTAATATGTTATCAGTAGGAGCTATAACATTCAATCTACACGATTTGATTTACACAACTCCAATAGCTTCTAGCAATCAGTTGGAATTTACAGATGATATGGCTATTAACCAGATTCTTGCTTCTATACCATATGGTTTGGAAAGTGATTATCTCAATCCATTCATTAAAACTTATGGATCATTGCACAGGCGATATGCAGGACCGTTTGAGTACACCTTTCACATCGTAGGAAATGCAACGTTTTCAGGACAAATCATCGTTGGTTGGTTGCCCTATAAACCTGCAGGGACTACAATCGACATGTCAGAACTCCAAAAATATGCTTGGTTTACATTGAACTGTAATGCGACACAATCCGGATCCATCATATTGAAAGATGCCAGGAAAGACCTTTTCTGGAGGGAACCAGGGAGTTCATCAGAACCAATAGAAACAAGACCACATCTAGTCATTGCCTCCTACATAACACTTCTCTCACCACTTCGACAAGGAATATCTGTAAGAGTTAGAGTTCTCTCTAAGTGTGTCAATCCAGCCGACTGTGCTGGAGTTGAGCCTACTATGTTCGCTGATCCCATAGCAATACCAGCAACTTTGGATTTGATCAGAACACCACCAGAACCTAAGACCATAGCAACTCAATTTCCAACAATGCCTGATCTCTACATGAGTACGGATGGGAGACGACAGCTATCATGGGAGATTAGCAACTCCTGGGGATACATTCAAAAGAAGCGACCACTCGCTTACCATGGACAGGAGTTGTACAAATGGATGACAATGGCCTCGGCGGGTACAGAAGTTGGTGGAGCAACATCGTGGACCGTTTACACCCGTGTGGGAAATAATGTATATTATTATGTCATTATTCCTGAAATGCAATCCTCAACTTTTGAGTTAACTCCATTTCCTACTGCTCCAAATGAAGAGTCAATGCAGAATTTTTGTCTAGACCCATCAGGTGGCCAAACTGTTTTAGTTGAATCAACACCAATAGAGCAGCATACAACCAAACATAACCAGAATAACATACCAGGACCAGTAACTTTGACACATGTTTACTATCAAGATTGGATTGGAGCTCACGTAACGATCTTGAGGTTCCAGCTCCCGGATCAGCTTACAGGTGTTAGGGATGGTATAGTCACTCGTTCATACATACCCCAGTCAGCACTTTTGACATCACAGTTTGTAGATTCTATTGGCAAACAGGACTATACTTACAAACCATTCTTACCAGTTGGGTGGACTAAGGTCAACTTTTCACCAGATTTACCTCCAGTTGTCTCCCAGGCAGTTGCAGCAACAAATTTGGAAACGTTCACTCCATATGCACCCTTCTACCAATACTTTGAGGAATTAGCTATTGCAATGAAAGCAGATACTACTCACTCCATTCAGTTTGATTTAGTAGATCCTGCTAACGGGAGAGTGTTGATTACCTTGAGGTACTTAACAGTCCCCCGAACTTTTGTCTGCAACACTGAGGGTTTACCCCTCGCCAATTATATGTTTTATGGAAATGCAATACAACATCTTCAGATAAACTCAATTGCACTTGTTGCCAATGCTACTAACCTTCCAATTATGAATCCTGGCTCTTTTATCTCACGATATGAGGGTTCAGCTTTCGCAAAGTCTCGGCTTACCTTTGACCCTGTATATAAACCAAATATATGGGGAGCCCTTGCTGGTGGTGTGTTTAGCGGTGTTGGACAAGGACTCCAACAGGCTCAAAATCACAAGTACCAGAAAGAATTGCAACAGGCAGGTTTCAGCCATGAAAGAGACATGTTCGCATTGGGAGCTCAGCATCAGACAGCAATGCAACAGGCTGGTTTTGATCATCAGATGACCATGCAACAAGGAATGTTCACTCATCAAAATTTTGACAGAGAAGATCGACAACAACATGACAGAGAGATGATGACAATAGACCACAACAATCGCATGGCTATGCGTATGGGTGTTTCACCTATGCGCATGTCCAATCCACAACAATCAATTCGACTTGCAAATCAATCCCAATTCCATGGGGTTAACCTTCAATCAAAGTCTACTGACTTTGGTGAATCACAGGCTTGAAATCTTTGGAAACAACTTTGATATTTACATCCACAGACGACTCACCTTCTTCACGGATTCAACTTTAGTTTAGTAATACTAAATCAACATTTTCTCTTACTAAATTTCTCCTTTCTAACAATTGGTTTATTTCTTTTACCATATTGGCAGTTTTAAACGTG